AACTTTACCGTCTTCTGTACGGAATTGCAACACTATTTCCATTGTCTTGTCAGTTTCATACACTTTCAGACGCACATAGCGCCTTAGCGCCTCCATCATCCGATAGCTTTCGTCGTTCGTCATTAATGCTCCTTAAACGTTTCTTTGCAGTGTGTACCAGCTTCTTTGCGTAGCCGGGACTTACACCTAGCAAGTTGCCAACCTCAGTATAACACAATCCCTCATATAGTTTTAGCCATACTGCACGTTGTTGTTTATATGGCAACTTAAACAAGTCGTTCATAAGAAGACTAAGTGTTTGATTGCTTTCAAACAGGGTTTCAGGTGTCACACTAGTCACCCCCTCGACTTCTAAATTAAACGCCTTGTAGGGCCGTTTAGAGGCCGTGTTGATGGCAATTGTACATAGCCAAGTATAGAATCCACTTAACTCTTTCTTGTATGTGTGCAGATATTTGAATGCTGACACAAATACATCCTGAGTAAGTTCTTCTGCTGTGTGGTTGTCATGTACACGCTTCCTAAGAAACATATACACTCGCTTCCAATACTTAGCAAATAGCAAGGAATAGCTCTTGCTATCCCCTGCTAACGCTTTAGTTATTAGTAACTCATCCTCACTCGCCACGGTCTTCAAACACCATGTGCGGCACTGCACGTACATTAGGATAGAGGGCTAGAAAATCCTCACGAGTAATGTCTTTACCAATGTTGACTTCTACATATGCTTCCTCTTCACGCTTTAGTCGTGCCTTAAGAACATCGCAGTTAGGACAATTATCTTTTGTATATACAACTAGTGTACGCACATCACACCTCGAACCAATCTTCAGCAAGCATGTCGGTTTGGCTAGCAAGCCACGGTACTCTAGCGTTTGGTGTATTTACAGCATCCGATGGATAGTTAATGTACACGTAAGGTAAGGTCATCTTGCTATACTTATCTGGAACCTGTAGTTCTAACCACAGCCCTTTTCCGTTCCACCCCTCACGAGCAACTTTACTACCTTGTTTTAACAAATCAATAGCGTGTCCAAAATTCATTTTAATCTCCTTATACATCGCACGAACCGCTTACACATGCCAGTTGCTGAGCACCTTCAACGTTGTCGTCAAACTCAACAAACTGTTCCCAATCAATAGCTTTAGGCATTGTAGCTGCTAGCTTATCATAAGTAGCTTTATCAATCTCCTCATAGGGTGCTTGCTTATAAGTACCACCATCCCAAGGTAGGAAACTAATACCACTAATCTCATCAAAGTGTTCCCACACCCATGCACCTACAGAAGGCCAATCCTTCTCTTTAACATACACAGTGATGGAGGGTTTATGCTCACACCAGTGACGTTGATAGGTTAGCCATAGCTTTAGATGTGTGAAGCTGTCCAACTCATCACGAGTAATACATCCATCAGGACTCTTCATTGGAAAGCTAAACACAGTGGTGTCATGTGGCTTTAGGTGTTCCGGTTCTGAAGGTACTCCTTGAGACTGTAGAAAGGCAGTAATAGGGTCTTTGTTATCATTCCGCACACGGCGAATGTAGTAATTGCTGTGACGAGCATGAATGCCACTGGCAGAATCAACAAGTTGAGAAACGGTACCAGAAGGTTTAACACACGTAACAGCAGCCGATTGAGGAATTCCGAGTGCATTAGCAAAATCCTTATTAGTAACAACAGCCAAGTCACGTAGCTCTTCTAAGCGTGATGACAGACCATCGTCGTTTACGTTGTTCAAAATGGGGCAGTCTAGGATGCCCGTAATGGATACACCAAGTAGGCGTTCTTCTTCAGTATTCTTCTGCCATACTTTCCTTAGATAAGGGAATTCTGTAAGAGTAGACTGGAAAGTGCCAAGGATAGAGGCCAGTCTAACTTTTCGCTGTAGACTTTCTCCATTATCATTGTCTCGGGCGACAACTTCCGTAAGGTTACAAAACTGATACGGACGTAAGATGATTTCGGAGCATGGATTAGTCCCAAAATCATAGCTGCTGTCTCGCCTTCCGTGTTTTGCAACTGTAGATTTAGCTGCTTCTCGTGAGAAGATGCCGCGCTCGCCAGAGTATGACTGATACAGCGCCAACCACTCTGACATAAATTCCCCAACTGAGGGTCGTTCATTATAGCTTGCACTATTGTTTGCAAGTGCTCGTTGGCTTTCTCGCTCCCACCACTGACCAGCTTTGGCATGTCGCATCCTATCATCACTTAAGTCACTCAAACTAATCATCGCTGACCGACGTACCCCACCAACAACCACGACCTCGCCAATCTTACACATAATGTCATGGCATTCCAAGCTGGTAAGTTTCCGACCTGACGCACCTTTAAATTTATTAGTAACAAATTCAAAGAGTTCAGTGAGGGGTTTAGGGCCGCTAGCTCGACCACCAAACGTCTTAAGGCGTGCCCCTGCCGGACGGACTTTGCTAACGTCCCATTTCGGTACTTCCCCTGAATACAGTAGGGCAATGAGTTGACGTAGGGCTTTGGCCCAACCTGCTTTGCTGTCAGCCACAACAATAGTAGTGTCGCTAGTAAACATCTTTGCAGGGACTTCAGGTAGCTTGTTGACATATTTACTCTCTACTGAGAAACCAACACCAGTGCCACATAGCAGGATGTACATGGCTTCATCAAAGGATTTAACATCGTCTACAGGTAGGTAGCTACAGTTGTAGCCAGCAGTGTTGTCACGCTCTAGTGCCTCACCAGCAGTCATAACTGCTCGCATAGATGGCATGACTTCACGATTTAGAATGGCATTGTACAACTCATTCTTCAAGTCCATAGCCATAGCATAGCTGTGTTTCTTCTGTAGATGTTTGTCAATGAAATTCATGTAACGCTCTACAGTTTCAGGCCAATGTTCACGACGGTTCTTGTCATCAAGAAAACGTGAGTAGCGGCTCTTAGCAATAAATGATTCGTATAGACCTAATTCACTCATCTTCTAATTCCTCTTCGTTATAAAATGCAACTTCGGCAATGCCGAGATATAAAGTGAAATAAACACCCGGTGCAGGTGTTACTTCAAAACCTACTGTGAAACCTGCCAAGAGTCTGATTGCGATGGACATGAGATTTCCCATCCTCTCTGTTCTAAGTTGTACATGTTGTTTAACACTAGCTTAGCTTGGTCAGATAGCAAGTCATAAAACAACGGCCCATATTTACCACTGCACACAACGTAATCAAAGTCTTTAATTACATGATGCAACCATGCTTCCTCTTCATTCACTTCAGCGTTCATCACCACTTCCTTGAATAACACCACGCTCCTTACGGCTACGCAGTTTGTTGACATTACTAATAGCAACATCGTCTAGGGACATACCGTATTTCTCAGCAAGCATGGCTACAAAGAACAGCACATCACCTAGCTCTTTTTTTAGCGGCTCTAGCGGGACTTGTCCTTGATTGTCCCTTACTGCTTTTGCGAATACGTCCAGTACCTCCCCCGCTTCTGCTCCCAGACCGTACACCAGATACTCTCGGTTGTTTGACTCTGGTAGTAGAAACTGTTTCACCAGTTGTTGATATTCGCTTAGCGTCATTCTTTTCTTCCTTTGTCTTTACCTTGTGGCAACTCTTACACAATATTTGCAGGTTAGATTTCTCACAGAATAGACGGTCAATGTACACATCCCAAGAAACAAAACCAGTGAGTTCAACCACTGGTTCTTTATGATCTACTTCAACATCCTTGGAGGTAAACTCTTCACCACAGCTAGCGCACTTGTAGTGCATTGCTAGCTTACCTGTCTTCTTGTTTGTCTTCCTACCTACTTCAGCTTCCTTGAGGGCTTTCCATTTAGGAGGCCATCTACGCATTCCACCACGTAGCGTACTAGTAATGAAACTTCGATAGCGTCCTTCTGTCCATTCCCCATCGTTACGGATACTTGAGGCCACCGCTATCACCAGCATTAAACGTACAATCTGAGATTGTTGTATTTCCAACTTGTAGCATTGTAGCCAGTGCTTGTAGTGCTGCCACTTTAACACTATCTCCTGCTACATGGTTCATAATTGCTGTGATAGCTTCTACTCGATATTGAATAGACTCTTCTTTTATACCACCAACATCAATCATTGCCATGTTACACCACCCACGGAATTACTTTTGTCCAAGCAGCGAAATAGTGACGAGTGCCGTTGCTGTCAGTAGATTTGCTGTACATTCCATCAATGCCCAAGAATTTGAATACATCACCAGTTGTAAATTCCTCACTATCCGGAGGTACACTAATAACATCTTGCGGCGCAAGTTTAAAATGTTGTCCATATTCCAGTTCATACAAAGCTTTCATGTCTGCAATGTCGTGCTCATTAATCATGTGTTCCTCATTTAATGTTTAACCATAAACCAACTTGTGCAAAGGCATAACCTGTCCATATCATGCCGTTAGCAGTCTCGCCTTTGAGCCATTGTAGCACACCTACGATGAGATAGCCAATACCTGTAGCACCTACGATCAAATGTTCTACTGTCACGATGGCTTCCTTTCACCTCTTTCAAACTTTTCTCGCTCATCTGCAGAGTTGTGAATGGCTAAAAAATCTTTAGCGTCAATCTGAGGACAGCACCAACAAGTGGGAAGTAATTCATGCTCATACAGATCATCTGTGGGTACTATATGCTGAACAAGGTTTCCCATCTCTGAAACAAAACCAGTCAATATCCAACTCATGTGTCACTCGCTAAGTCTGCTTGGATTAAATTTGCAGCAACTTTCCAATAGTTGTGTACTCCGTTTGCTGCTTCATGCTGAATCATTAACAAAGCAACACAGTCTTTTATGGCTTGTTTATAACCCTGATTAAAGCCTCGCCACCTCTCTTGCGAACTTTTAACACCTTCAGGTGTCATTGGCACAACATAAGCTTCTTTTTCACGCCACTTTTGATAGGCGTTGTGATCTCCACTCATTTCAGAAACTCCTTGATGTCTTCTTTATTCATCTTTGTACGGAACATAGCGTGTGTTCAGTGTTTCAAAACTGCCGTCGTCATTCTTTTTAACTACCCTACTAGTACGTACAGCTTCTCGCCCCCACACATAATGATCTAGTGTAAATACATGTGCAACTTCAGCGCCGGGAAACATTTCTGTATCCCACCTAGGTTGCCCTAGGAAATATACTACTGGTTTTACTTTGTCCATATCATCTCCATAGATGGATAGCATTGTAGCAGAATGGTTTTGCATTGCTCAGCTAACTCACGATGTTCTTTCTGAGTAGATGGGTCAGTGCGAACATCAATGTAATGTAGCCAATTGCGTAGTGTACCCTTCATGTACATGCGGCTCATGGTTAGTCCTTCTGGCAACACCTTACGTGCAACTTCTTTAGCAATGCCACGTTCCAATGCTTGTGAATAAACACTATAACACTCGCTAATAATTTTGCTCTGCTGATATTCCCACCACGACTTAAGCATACTGTCGTCTGTTTCCAAACTATTCTGCCTATTCTTAGTGTCTTGTAGTCGTGCATCACTGGTTTCAAATTGACTGACCTCAGCATAACGCTGGCTAAACTCTTGGAAATAGAAACTGCGATGACGTAACACTTGTCGTGCAATGTCTCGTGTAGTTTCAATTTCAACACACATATCCACCATGTCTAGAGGCGACCAGTGTTTATGGTTGACAAGATATTTGATTAGCTTAGATGCAGTCGCCTTATTGTCTTGATTTTCTGGATTGCTTACACGTGCCATGTAAGCTACCAGTTCCTCACCTTCCGGTGTACTCCAAATAAGTTTTGTTTTGCTCATATTCTTTCAGTTGTCGTTGCCAATCTTTAGTACGCTCGTTATTAATAACTTCACGCCGCCTATTCTTCCCAATCTTCTCCAGTTCCAAAGTCGAACGGCTCGTCTTCAACTGTGTCTTCTTCTGTGTCGTCATACGCTTCAAAAAACTTATTGTAGTTTGCAACTAGAACATCTGGTAATAGCTGAATGAAGTCTTCTACAGATAGTCCTAGTGCAATAGTGAGTTCAACAGGGTCGTCAAAGTTCTCTTCAATAAACTGCTTCACCTTCCATAATTTGTCATTATAGTTCATCCTCAACAACCCTCACTACTTGTTTCTTTTTCTTCCACTCTTTACGTTTAAGTTCAGATTGTTTTAAATCTTCTGCCATAGCTTCATAATTGTTTGTGTAGTAGTCGTGCATCTTCTTCACTTCTTCTAACAGCAAACCTAGCTTCATATATTTTGTAGGCAAATCGTCTACATCATATACACTGAAGTCTAGACTGACGTTTCGATTACAGTCTGAAATGGTGATGTTACCATCAATGCCGTCACCTAAGTCCCAACTAGCTACTGTTGATTCAATGGCAGCAATGCCTTCTTTCTTGTTTAGAAACTTACGCGAGTAATATTTAAACTTCGCCATAACGCTTTCCTAAATATTCAATTGATAGAAACATCTCATCAAAGTGACCATCGTTAACTTCGTTCAGCATAACAAGCCCACGCCAGTGTTTGTTGCTAAGCTGATCCATGTAACTCTCGTCATGTAGATAGTAGCTTCCTGCAATTATAGCACAGATAGATTGACCATCTGCACGTTTGCCATAGGCTACTTGTTTTCCTTGTTGATGGCCAGCAATGCAAGACATATGGAGCTTACTAATAATAGCACTAGCAGTACCAGCGGGCCTGCCCATAGCTCCAACAGGCCAATAATGGTTGAAACCAACGCCATTGATAAAAATAGGATGGAGGAATTCATGGACAATCCAATCTTTTTCGTAACATAAATCCTTGGTGGAGATGAGTCCTTCAAGGGTCGGGTTGTTGTTCACTGCTCTATTGATACGATTCTCATGGTTGCCTAACAGCATGTGCATAACTGGCTTATACACTTTCTCTTTGTTCTTCTTCTGCTTGTCTTGCAACTCACGTAGAGGGGCTAGCAGTTTCTGCATAGCCTCCTTAACTACCTCTACATCCTTCTTGTAACGCAATCCTTCAAAGTATTTAGAACCTTTAATGTCATGCGTAGACAGTGATGGCATGTCAGCAAAGTCACCTAAGTTCACCACAACATCAGGCCGGTAATCTATAATAGCTTTACCAGCCCATGTGAGATGATCTGTAGGTACGCCTTCCTTAATCTGACAATCCGGGATGACCAGTATCTTCATCTTCTTCCTCAGCAAGTTTATCAAACTTTGACCAGTAGCCGTTAATGTAACCTTGCACTCGTTCTTTTACACCTACATAACCTACACAATCTAGGAATCGTGCAAACTCTAGGATGATGTTATCCCATGCAGTGTCACTACTGAACGTAACTGCGTGATTAATAACCTTCACATGCGGATATTCAACGTCTGGGAATGTGCAATCTGATTCTGGTTGCGACTCGCTGAAATGAAATTCAAAATGTTTTGTCATGTCAATGCTCCTTAAAATGGAATGTCATCTTCTACTACAAGAAATGCCTTGATTGGTTTATATGCAACTACACCTTCATTGCTGTACTCACCATGATATTCAGCAGCACTTTTAGCACTCTTCTCTGAAACATACAACTTAGGCGTAGATGTGTTTTGCATTAACATAAACTCACCTGTTGCCTGATGTTCCAGTAGCCATGCTTCTTTAACTACTCGCATCTGTAACCTCCATAACTCGTGGAACATCCACCACTTCAACTAGAAACTCTGGGCCAGAGGCATACAAGAATGTACGCATTTCAGGCCAGCATTCCTTCTTAAAGTTGCAATAGCTGCAACTGGTACACAGCTTCTTATTCTTGCTGGTCTTGCTAGCAGGGACGGGTTCTAGTCGTTGAATCGAATTAAGTGACTCTAGACTAACAGTCTCTACAGCATGTTCAGCTTGCAGCTTAAACAGCCCTTTGTTTACTTCAATGGGGTAGTAGTTTACGTGCCCGAGTTCTTTCTGGATAGTAAGAAAACCAGCATTATCAGCGTTAAGAGTAGTAGCATAGCCGTTAAGTTGTTGGTAATATCCGAATGGATCGTCAACTAGATTGTTCTTAAACTTTTCTTCAGAATATTTAGTAACACTCTTTACGTCAACAGGAACACCATCAATGATGGCATCAATGCGACCTCGTACAACCCAACCATCACCAACCTCATATGTCACACGCTCTTGCTTACTAGTAACACTGTGACCAGCATCCTCAGCTACGTTCAACACCAACTCTTCTAGAATGTCACCATAAAAGAATTTGAGTAGGCTGCGACCATCAGGCTTCTCGCCAACGCTAGGCATGTTGTACTTATACCACAGACGACGTGGGCAGGGATCACCTACCTCGCTGAAGTACAGCACCTTGTCTTCTCGTGTGCGCTCTTCCTTGTTAAACCACTTGTCATAGCTGACATGCACGTGGTTGTTTGCAGTGGAGGGGCTAGTGCCCCCTTCCACTAGCTTGTAGATGTCATCTACCAGTGTATCTACAGTTTTCACTTAGTCATTTCCTCAGCAGCAGCTAGGTCTAGATCACCGCAGGAGTAGGCTTCAAACTTACGAGCAACCTCAATGACAAAATCGGCGTACTCTTCAATGCTGCCCGGAGTGACATCCTCGCCACGTAAGTAGTTGTCTGTAGCTTTCACAGCGTTAGTGATGGAGTTCTGCCGCACAATTGCTCGATCGCCGTGTAGTGGAGGAATAGGGAACACCTTGCTAGGAGGGCTATAGGAGGGCTTAGAACCGCCTGCAACAGCACCAACTGGTGCAGGTGCACCCTCACCCTTAGCTAGCAGTCGAACGCTTGCCATGTCAATGTTCTTACCGTAGGTGTTCTCTGTATATTGGAAATCTACAGTGTCACCAATCTTGAATGTAGGCTTCTTGAATCCATAGCTGAAACGCTCACCACCAGCATGTACGGTGTACGCTGGCTTAGGGCCAAACTTGGTGGTTACTTCTTTAGTTGTGATGTTTTCAATGATGTAGCTCATGCTTCAATTTCCTCTTTGTCTTGCCAGTTAATTCCTGCTTCCACGCCAACACCTAGCTTGCATGGAAAGTCAATGTTGAAGATTGCTTTGAGTTGTTCTGGAGCACTCTCCAACGTCTTACGTGCTAGTGTTGCAACACTGTACAGCATATCTTTAGGTACGTCAAGTACCACAGAATCATGCACAGTCATTACTAGTTTCGCTTTCTCTGCGTAGCCAGCTTCTTCTAAATTACGTAGCAGAATGCCAACCATCATAGGTACAACGTCACCAGTAGCAAAGCCCTGAATGGGCCAGTTCTTTAGTTCTGTAGGACTGAATGACAATCCACCTTTGTATTCGCTAGGATACTTGTTAAAGATGTAATGTCGTCCTGTAGGACTGCTGTGAAAGTAAGTGTACTGGGGGCCAGCTTTATCTGGATCATAACTTACAACAGCTTCCTTCTCTGCTTTAGCCACTATTTCTTCATGGTAGCGTTTGACTCCTTTGTATCGGTTGTAGAATGTGTTAATGAATCTCTTAGCAGTTGCTCTATCACAACCACTCTGCGCCATAAGTGTAGACGCTCCGCCTCCGTAAACGAGTAGAAAGCTAAATCGTTTAAAGGGCTTCCGTTCTTTGTCAGTTGGATACCGACCATACATCTCCTTGTACAACTCTCTGTGCATGTCCCTACCGTTATTAATATCGTCAATGAGTTGTTGGTCATTGGCAAGGTAGGCCAGTGCAACCATCTCTAGCTGACTGTAGTCAAGTTCCAATATGTTGCCGTCACTGCCATAACGAGACACATACGCTCGCTTAACGTCACCTGTGTCTGTTTGGTTTTGCAGGTTTGGGTTGGTTGAAGATAGCCGTCCTGTCTTGGTTGCACAATGGTTAAGGTTTGGATAGATGTTGTCATCTGGAAATCGTAGTGATACCAGCCCTTCATAATAGGTGTCTTTGATCTTGGCGTACTCACGTATCTTCAATAACTCTTTTGCAATGTCATCACCCTTGTCTACAAGTTGTTTCAATACACTGTCGTCTGTTGAATAGTAGCCACTCTTACCAAGTTCACCAATGGGTTCGTACTTGCCTTTTACCTCACGCGTCTTCTCTACGTTCTTGTACTTGTCCTTACCATTCTTATACTTACCAACAAGTTCACGCACCACACACTTCTCTTGACCACCAAAGAAATACAGAGACAGTTGCTTAGGGCTAGCTGTGTCTAAGAATGGTTCTGCACTGGCAACTTTCGTTTGTGCCATGAGTAGATCAAAACCATATGCATCACGCTGTTTCTCTACATAGTTCCAATCTACACGCATACCATTACGGTTCATCTCAATAGTTGCACGTAACGCATCCATCTGTGTGAACATCAATGGCAAGATGTCTAGACCTTCTGCTTCTGCCCACTGTGCTTCAAAGATGGCAGCAGTGTTCTCTACGTCACCCTTCAAATAGTCTAGCAGTTCCTCCTTAGGAATGTCTTCAGTTTGTACACCAGCCTTCCAATAGGCTTTAATCTTGTCATCCTTCAGTGCGTGTTTGCCAATGTACTCGGCTGTAAGTTCGTCCAAGCTAGCGTACAAGTGCTTCTGACCACTGAGTAAGTAGGCAGCTAGCTGTGTATCCCAGATACGTGGCAGCTTGTTACTAGTATCACGATAGATGTACAGCAGGTCAAACTTAACGTTGTGCCCAATGACTAAATCAGCAGTGTCGCATAGTGTCTGCAAGGGTAGTAGGTTTAGCCCTACCTTGTCGTAATTATAGCCGTATGTACCTCCAATAACGTGTGTACCCCATGCAATGACCTTGTTACCACGCCACATAGGATTGCCACTGTTGTTGCCAACTGGACACCGAATGGTTGTCTCAAGGTCAATTACTAGGTTCATCTTGTCTTCCATTTAGAAACATAACGTGCCTTTGCAGGTTCAATTTCTACCTCGAAACATCCATGTCTGTGTGCCTCTAGTGTGTCAGGCCCACCGAACAGTTTGTTCTTTGGTACGTGAATGAATCGTTGCAAATCCATGCCGGGTTCATTACTCTTGCCAATTGTGACAATGGCATCAGCTTCACCAATCTTGTCGGTCTTACTACCTCGTAGTTGGTTCATCTGAATCCACTTCTCACCCTCACCTGTGCCGTCCACTTGGCTAATAGCAATGACTGGACAATATTCCTTTGCAACATCTCGTGCCCACTCATACAGCTTACCGATTCGTAGGTCTTCCCTAACTTCATAATCGAATCCGTGTACTTTGTCAAGTTGGTCGAAAATAATTAGACCGGGCTTAAACTCTTTGAACAACATGCTTATCTTGTTCACGGTCTTGATGCCGCTGTCGTCATCTAATATCAGAAACCTGTCACCACCAGCCGCTGTGAACAGTGCTTCGTAGGTTGCAGGATCAGCTAGCAATTCGCTACTAGTAACTTGTGACGTGGCTTGAATGACACGCATCATAACCTTGTTGCTAGCCTCTTCGTTGTTGATCCAAATGACATGCTCATCAGGTTGTAGCTGACTCATCATGTAGCTGGCTTCGCTAGCTGTGAATGTTGTCTTGCCTGTCTCAGGTCGTGCTGCAATGATGACAAAATCACCTTTGCGTAGTGGGCCTAGACTTACGTTTAGTTCCTTTAGCCTCCAAGATAAGCCCCCACTAGCCACGACACCAGAAAGATAGTCAAGGGATGGCTTAACAAATACTTCGTCTTTCTCAACACTTGCACCAATTTCTTTCTTGTAATGATTGAGCATCTCTTCAATAGATAGCAAGTCACCACCATGACCTGTACCAATCTTCAGACACACATCGTAAATCTGCGTAGCATAATCTGTCTCAATGAGTTTAGCTAGCAGTGCTTTTGTGATTGGTGGCGGCTTGTCAAGTGCCTCCTTCAAGTTGTCGAATGCAATTTCATATGTTGCAGGGTCTTTAATCTTCTTACCCTTAACAATGAAAAAGAATGTGCGAAACTCTCGGAAGTCAATGGTTGTACGTGCAGGATAGTTGTCCCAATATTCTCCTAGCACATTGAAAATCTCCAACGTAATTGGCGATACGTTGTGCTTCTTAACATGTTCTTTGAATCGCTGGTAGTCTACCTTGTTACTAGTAACTGCCAACAGATCAATGTCGTAACTCATTACAACTCCATTTCTTTTAATATATCCAGATCAATCTCCTTCGGCTGATGGTTGAACACTGCACTGATGTTAGGTATTAGTGGACTAACATCTACAAACAGCTTACGTGCTGCTGTGTGTCCTGCAACATCATCATCTAGCCATAACACTACTCTCTCATACCGTAGTGCAACTTTCTTCAACGCCTCTCCATCCAACTTAGTTCCCAACAAACACAAGGTTGGAAACCCTGCCATATGTAGCTTATAACTACTTAATAAATCTTCTACAACTACTAATGGTTTATTATCTTTAACTATAGTTGCATTATCTAAATAACTATATCTTTGTTTACTATAAGTAAGATATTTAGGTTTCTTATTATAACGCCTAACTTGGCAACCTACAATACCACCACTCACACCACTGAAAATTGGTAGCACAATGCCGTCTTCGGATTCTGTAATGTGATAGCCACTGCATTTAGGTTGATTGAATCCATATTGTGCCAGCCACAGTTGGCCCTCAATTGCAAACCTATCATAACTTGTTTCTTTTGTCAACTCGGTGTGTGTAGGTAGACGCGCACCTCTAAGAGATACCATAACTCTGGTATCTTCTTTAATGCGCTTAATTGTCTCCTTCGGTCGATAATAGCCGCTATCTCCACAGTTATGGCAGTGCCATAGGTAGGCTCCATCTACATTCTTAACATACAAACGTTGCTTATTGTCAACACCTGCTGGACAATCTTCGTGGTTATACTTGCCTTGTTGTCCTTCATCAAGCTCCTCAAAGTCAGGTGCATTACCTGTAAGTACAGCCAACGCTTGTTGTCCATAGTGTGTTGTCATGTGTGCTCCACAATCTTGATGTTGGTCATGCCTATAATTTGATGACAGACCTTGCATGGCTTTGCTAGCAAAGGCCTACCACTTTTACCATAACGTGTTACTAGTATGCGATGTGCTTTGTTCCAATCACATTTAAGCAATGCTGCCACCTCTGCATGTAGAAACACCTTATGCGGCTCACCCACTGATGCCGCTATACGGGCTTGCAATGGGTGTGTTTTAACGTAGGAGTTCTGACCTGTAGCCAGCAATCTCCCACGTTTGTCATATACAAATGCACTGACAGTTTGTTGACACATTACTTGCCAAACACTTTAGTGTACAACTCTTTGACACTCTTGCTGTCTTCAGCAGTCAGCTTCTCAAGGAATGACACTTGAAGTGCATACTCCACATCGTAACGCTTCTGCTTACGTGCCCAATTGATTAGGGTACGTGGCGACATTGTAAGACCAATCTTACCACTCTCATACGCTGAACGTACAAGGTTAGCCAGCCTCACCATGTCATGCGCTACCTTCTGCTCAACATCACTCTTACTAGTAATGATGTTAACCTCATGTGCTTGCGACAGATAGCCTAGCTTGATGGTATTGGTGAATCGGTCAATGGTTGCAGTGTTCTGCACACCTACACCTGAGAATGCACCAGTGATGTCGCCCTGCCCAACAGTGTTGCCAGCAAACACTAGCCTGAAGTTGTCGTTAGGAATAATGGTGCGGTCTTCGCTAGTACCGGGCTTCTCTTTGAGATAGAGATAGCCACCGTCTTCCAGCAGGTTCTGCATACCCATAGCAATCTCAGCAGGCATGAGTTCCCACTCGTCAACCAGGCACACAGCGCCATACTTAGCTGCTTCAGTAATTGCACCGTCTTCCCACACAGTTGCACCACCACGTACAACAAGTGTACCAAACAGACTAGATGATTCCACATCACCAGACATATTGATGCGAATGAATGGTCGATTCAGCTTAGCACACACATACTTAACCAGCGATGATTTACCGCTACCAGTAGGGCCAGTGATAAGGGTCTTGTCGCCATCCATCATACCTGCTACTAGTAATGCTGCTTCGTCTTGTTGCACTACATAGTCAGGATCAACATCAGGGATGAGTCGGTCAATGTCTGGAATGCCTGTCTTGTTGAGAACAAACACACCAAAGTCACCAAACTTAGGCTTGTAACCAAACACATCACTGAACCAAACTTGACCATCTTCCAGAGATACGTGCTTGGTAACAGGCGGTGGCTCAGGTGTAGCAGATTTAGATTCAGGTGCTTTCTTGCCGAGATGTGCAGCAATGGCTTTTGCAACGCGATCATTCAAGTCAGGTGTTGTCATGTTAAATACTCCGGTCAATGATGGAGAGAATTGTAGGGGACAGTTGGTTAAGATCGTTTACTACTACGTTCTTTTTATAAAAACGAGTAACATTAGTATCCATAATGCCAATACCATAAACGTCTACTCCAAGTTGTTCTGCCGTGTCAATTGCATGTTTAGTGTACCAGTCAACGTTACCAGCATGGTCACGGCCAGCAGGACTGCCGTCTGACAATACTACCAGCACTTTGCGGTGCTCCTTGCGTCCTATCAGCTTACTAGTAGCATATGCTACAGCATCACCGTCACTGTTCTGCCATAGTGCACCACTCACTTTGTCAAACCTGTTAATGAGTTCTTGTTGCGGTGTCTTCTCGCCAAACTCTGAGAACAGCCACACTAAAGGATATTCCTCTTCCACAGTGTTGCTAAACCCATAGATTGAATAGGCAATGTTTAGGGGCTTCAGTGCTTCTGCAAATGCACCAGCACCAGCACACGCCATGTCAAACTTGCGACCAGACATACTACCACTGCAATCTACCAGCAGACATACAGCAGTGTCTGTTGTGTCACTTACAACACGCTGACGAAACACCTTGGTAGAAAACTTGTCGTCACCACTGATGATGCGATGCAGACTACCATTGTGCAGCTTGCCTTTAGTCTTGCCATACTCATACCTGTCACGGCTACGTGTCTGCAATTTAAGGCGTAACTTGTTAGCCATTGGTCTAGCGTTACTAGTAATGTAGTTGCTAACATCATGCTTGTGCATGTATCCAATGTGCATGTGTTCGTCTACAATTTTAGGCATAGCCTTGTCAAAGTTGACGATGACATACTCATTAGCATTAGGGATAGCATATGCGCCCTTCTCAATGGGTTGAGCTGTCATGTGAATGCCTGTGCGCGTAGGCTTATGCTCGTGCCCCATAGCTTTCATTAGCTTGTCAACATTGATTAAACGGTCTACATCGTCGTCAATGGGCTTACCCTCACCGTCATCACCCTCACCCTTGCCCTTGTATTCTTCAGGGTCTTGATCGTATAGGTCTTTAAGGATACGCTCTGCCAAATCCATAACTTGTGCAGCTTCACCATGCTCACGTACTGCAATGAGTTCTTCGCTGTACTTATCCAGCTTAGCTAGCCGTGTACGTGCATCATCATCAATGGCTGTTGACATCTGTGCCTGTGCTTCTACGCTTGATGCAATCCAGTCACGCAAACTAGCGTCCCACACAAACAGAGGCAGTGTCAGTAGCTGCTGTTCTCGCAGTTCTTTGTCTGTGCTTGATGTGTGTTTCTTGATGTCGTCAGCATACACATACCAGAAATCATTACTAATAACACGGTCACCTGCATACTCCATATCGTTGCGATAGTCAATGCGATGATCTTCAATTAGATTGTTG